GGTATCGTCGCAGCGTTCTTTGGCGCACAAGCACTTAGCAAACCTAAGAAATAAGGAATAAGTCATGGCCACGAATGATGAAATTATTGCTAAACTTCCCCTTGCACTGGTTGAGTTAAGAAAGCAAAATAAAGACGCCGCAACTAAGGCAGCAGAAGATCGAGCAAAAGAGTTCGAAGTGCTTAAGGCATCAAGAGATTCGCTTGTTGTGGGTTCTGATGAGCGCAAGGCAATGAATTCAGAATTGGCCAAGATGCGAAATCAGGATTCAAGATTAGCAGCAAGAGCGAAAGAAGCTGCAGCATCCACTGCTGGTCAGGCGGTTGCACTTAAAGAAGAATTAGAAAAGCAGGGTAAGATTGCAGAGGACAATAAAGAGTTTCAAAAATTAAGTTATCAGGCACGAAAAGAAGACTACGCACAACGTCTTAAAAACGCTACGTCTCCTGCTGCCAAAAAAGAAATAAGAGAAGAAGCAAGATCAGATGCAAAGAAGAATGGTTCCCGTCTAGATAAGATTGTTGGAGCAGTTGGTGGTTTATTTGAGATAGGTAAGAAGGGGTTGAAGACTGTTGCATTAGGTGGTCTTGCAATTCTCTCTACTCTTGCCATTGGTGCATTTGTGATTGCTCTTGGTAAATTTCTGCAAAGTGATACCTTCAAGAAAATAACAAAGTTTATACAAGAAAAAATAATCCCTAAATTAATGGAGTTTTGGGAATTTCTCAAAGACAACTGGAAAGAAATTGGTGTATTACTCGCTGGAGTTTTGGCAGGATTTGTTGCCTTCAAGGTCTTATTGATTGGCGCTAAAATCGTTGGGATAATTAAAAAGCTTGGTGTCGCATTTCTGGCAGTCAAAGCATTTTTTGCATCAACTCTTCTTCCGCCAATAACGGCATTAATGGTTCCGTTATTACCTATTATTGCTGCTGTTGCAGCAATTAGTCTTGTCATATATTCTCTATGGGAAGCGTTTGATGACGCTAAAAGGGTGTTTGAAGAAACTGGTAGTATAGGTGAGGCACTTAAAGCTGGTATATCTAAATTCATGGGAACTTTACTTGGGTTCATACCCAGCATTGTTCTAAAACTGGTAAGTTGGGTTGCTGGACTGTTTGGGTTTGATGATTTTAAGGAAAGAGTTGATGCGATTGACCCTATTGATTTTATCACTAAACATATTTCAGCCATGATTACGAAAATTGTGGATTTTGTTAAACTTTTATTTAGTGACCCTATTGCAGCGATTAAGGAACTTGTAACAGGGTATATTGATGTGATAACTGATTTTGCTGGATTTGTCTATAGGAAAGCCATTAAACCTATTGTTGATTGGGTGGGTGGAATATTTGGTGTTGAAGATGCATCTGGCCAGATGGAAGGTTACATTGGACAAAAATTAGATAAGATCATAAATTTTGCTGAAGAAATATACAACAAATATATTAAACCTGTTGTTGATTGGGTAACGGGATTGTTTTCAAAAGTGAAGGGTGCGGTCATGCCACTCTTTAATGTACCAGAGGATATGATAACAAACATTATGAAAAACATGTTAAAAACAATTTTACCGAACCCAAACTTTGTATCATTCAAAATTCCCAAAGCAAAGATTCTTGGGGTTACAGTTGGGGGTGGATCAATAAATCTAAACCCAATTCCAGCCTCAGTATATAAATTTGCTGGTATTGACCCCGAAACTGGAGACGCAATTCCAGAACCGCCGGAACCGTTAACGACAGCAGCTGCAAAGATCGGTTCTGATGCCGTCATTCAACAAATGACTGACTCGGCCGCCGCGGCGGTAACACGCGATGCTGCTGGTTCTGCTACTGGTCCGGCACCCGTGGCTGTTAACACTGATGCAAGTAAGAGAACAACAATTAACACCACTGGACCAACTGGTCGTACTCCTCTCAGAAATGAAAGATATGGTGGACTGTACGGCAGCCAGTACTCTCATGAGGGATTTTGATAAGGGATTAAAAAAAGGGGGAACCGAAGTTCCCCCTCTCTTTTACTCTTTTGCCAACTTTTCAAAGTAGGACATAGTGTCCTCATCATCATCTGTATTAACAGTTGGTGCTGGAGTAGGTTTCGTATCCACCTTGGGTTCTGCCTTCGGCGCATCTTCCATCATATCAGTAGCATTTCCTACTGTAGTAGTCCCTGTAAGGACTGTATCAAGACGCTTCTTGAGTTCGTCATAGGACTTGAAGTTAGATGCAGCAGTAAACTCTGACAGAGGATACTGTTTCTTCCAAACCTCTTCAAGCTTGTCATCATCATCAAACAAGGGAGATGGGTCTGAGAACTCTGACTTATCATAGTTCCAATAACCTTCAACCTTACGAAGCTTCAACTTGAAGTTCGCACCTGTCCAGAAGTCAAAAGGATTGACAGCAACTTCATCGTCAAATGCAGGCTGCATTGCTTCCATGCACTTGTCAAAGATTTTCTTACCAAAGCGATAGAGCATAACCTTGCCCTCGTTCTGAGGATTAGATTGATCTTGGACAACGTAGATGTTTGCAAAGTACTGCAACTTGCGCTTCTGACGACGAGCAATCTCCTTATCGGATTCAACACCAGAGTTCCAATATGCAGAGTTCATCTCTGATACGGGATCATTCTGACCAAGGGTGGTGAGAGAGTTCTCAATATACCACTGGCCAGTAGGGCCTTGAAATGCATGGTTCCAGACCTTTGACCAAGGCATGTCCTCACCATCAACCGCAGGGAGAAAACGAATAATGGCATAACCATTACCGCTCTTATCCATGACAGGCTTCCAGAGACGGTCATCCACATAGGACTTCTTCTCTTGGGGGGCGTTTTCTGCTTGGGCTGCGCCGAGCAGTTTGTCCAACGAATTGGACTTCTTCAGTGTACTTAACGACATATGTATTCTCCTTATGTAAATATATGTTTTCGTATGTTTATAGTGTTACCACTTTATCACAAAACTCTGCTTTAGTCAAGTAACTTAGGTTATTTTTTTGAATAAATTCTTTTTTAGCATCTACCCAATAAAACTCTACATCCTTGAACTCTCTAAAAACAGTTTGCATCTGGTTCTGCCAATTCAGAGAATTGAAACCTTTTGCATCACTGGGCAGATAATTATCTGTCCCTTTATATAAGTTGTTCAACGGCTCATCGTATGATGATAGGTCAAACCCCAATATATAAATCTCTGTTGCACCTGACTGACAAGCCAGATGCATTGCGGTATTACCCGCTGACCACCCTCTAGGATAGTCAATATTATTTATGTTGTCGTCCTCATAGACGTATGTGATCCAGATACCGACATCCTTCTCCATCTTCATGCGAAGGTCTTTCATATCTAAATGAGGATTCATCTGGATTGCTGCATCAACCTTCATATGCAGTGTCGCAGGGTCTTTCCCCGATACCACACAGTAATCTGTCTTGTTCTTGCTTGTGTGTATGAATTCGTCTGGTATATCATAACCCATGAACATCATATCTGCTACACTAGCAGGAAGCACTGACCAGTTGGCAAAGTAAAACACACCGTCATAGTCAGAGTCGTAAATCTCCTGTTGCATACCGTAATCAACTGCTACAAGATTGTCAACCCAAACCAAATCCGTATCACGATAGATTGCGTTGCAACCCCATGTGACAGCATCGAGTAAGTGATGATGTTTCTCACCGAGCCACTTGCGTGACTCACCATTACCTAATACAACTGCTTTAGACATTACTGATATCCGTCATGATAGGGAAAATCCTTGCAATCTCATGGGCACATGCAATCGCAATATCCTGATGTTCCTTCTGTGTGCCATTAGCACTGCGTAGGTCAATGTAGTGTACCCATGAGCGCAATGTACCGTTCATGTACAACCGTGATACAGTCATACCCTCTGGTAGTACTGCACGAGCCTGTTCCTTGGCAATACCGTTCTCAATAGCCCACTCATATGTATCCTGTGCCTGTCTCCACACTAACATCTGTTTCATACGAAAGTTTTCATTTAACCGACGCTGTGGTTCATCAGTAGGGTCAAAGTCAATACTGTTCTGTCGGTTCTTTGTATCTTGAAACCGTGCGTCCCTTGTCGCGAAGCTTAGGTCTTTTGTTGGGTCAGCATATCGTTGGCTGAACTCTTGAAACGAGAATGAACGGTGACGTAGAATCTGTCGTGCAATATCTCTGGTTGTCTCAATTTCAATACACGCGCTCACCATCTCTAGGGGTGACCAGTGCTGATGCTTGATGAGATACTTGATAAGTTTCTCACTGGTATCTTTGTTGTTCTGGTTGCCGGGATTGGATACCCTCGCACAATATGCGATGAGTTCCTGTGCGTCATCCACACCAATAATGTTATCTGGTGTAGAATGTGATATCATTCTTACGTTCATGATTTACCTCTTAAAATGGTGCCGGAGGGAAGATTCAAACTCCCGACCTGATGATTACAAATCAACTGCTCTATCAACTGAGCTACTCCGGCGCACATTTATCGATTAACGGTTGAGTTATGCCGTCTCTGGGGTTTGTAACCCTTAGGCCAACTAGGTTGGCGATTAGCAAGTGTCTTAACTCGCTCCGTCAGCTCGTCACGACTAACTGTCAATTCAGCATTGCTAAATTGCAATACCTTTACTTCATTTTCGAGTTCCCGGCACCGTGCCGCAAAGAACCCTTCTACTCTCGTATCCATCTAACTGGACTCCTCTATGAGTTTCAATAGTCTTATCTTATACTGTTCTTGGTTAATTGTCAAGAACCTTTTGTAGTTATTCATCAAATTTCTTAAATCAATCCATACAATATCATCCTCTAATGATTTATTCCAATCAGGGCCAAAGTTGACCAGCTCGTCCAGTATGATAACTGTCTCTAGAGACACGCGACCACCTAGAAACTCTCTCATTAATTTAGGGTGTTGACCATTCGTTACTCTAAACAAATCCTCAAACGCTTCTACAAGAGGTTTCATCTCCACCTCAAATAGATCAAAGAAACCCTGACGTTTCAGCTTCCACGAATTAAAGTTCTCATCATTGAAGTTGGCAATATACCCCTTCTTATCTCTGATGAAATTTGCTACAAAGTAATTTTTGATTTGTTCTTCTGTCTTGTATTTGCGTGACAATCTAACGAAGAACGATCTGTCCTTGCGTTTATAGAAGGTGTCTCGCTTGATACGAGTCTTGCCCCTGTATGTTACAAAGTCATAGTCACTCTTACCAAAGTGTGCTTTCATAGCACAGTACATGAGATATATGTCAATCGGTTCCATCGTTTTTGTCGTAAATTTCTAATAGGTCTGTATATCCACCAATATGATTGCTATGATCATCATATATTTGTGGTACAGTTTTAAAACCTAGATTTTTAATTAAATCTCTTGCTTGAGAATCGTAATTAATATTTATTTCCACAAACTCTATATTATGATCAACCATAAGTTTTTTTGCCATAGTGCAATAACCGCACATATCTTGTGTATATATGGTATACATCAGACAGGTAGTTGTGCTTGTCTTGGTAGAAAATTCAATTCTCGAGCGTTAGCTTCAATCTTCTCTTTGAGACTCTTGGAAATAAGACGGCCGACAGTATCAGGTTCAATCTCTTGACGATAACAGTAATCAAGTACTGCATCCATATGAGAGATATTTTTTTCTTGTGCTATTTTTTCAATCTCTAAAGAGAATGTTTTCGAGGTATTTAGTTTCATAAGCTTTCCATTAAATAAAAAATAGGAAGTCGGATCAGCGACAATCCGACTTCCCACCAAAATATTAGAATTTATATTTTGTTTTCAGACCAACAATCTTATTTTTAGTATCAAGATCATTGTCAAAATTAATTTCACCATAAGGCTTAACAGAGAACCCGTTAGTAACCTCAAAGTTATATCCAGCGGTCAATTCGACATTATTGATTTCGTCGTTATCCCAACTCCATCGTGGTCGTAGCGATAAGTCAAATCCCCTAACATTAGCAAGGGCACCAAACTTTGTGGTTGTAGTATCCTCAGTTGTGTTGTGTTCAGTGTCCGTCACAAGAGCCAAATTAATTTTTGACAAGACAGACAGTTTATTCTCATCTTTGGCCACTGTTTTTGTTTCACTGGCCAGTGCGGTAGATGAAATACTCGTTACAAGTGCCACACCAATAAGAAATTTCTTCATTTATACTTCCCTTCTAAAAAAATGAGGGGCTAACCGTGGGCCCCTCGCGGATGTGTTATGGCATCACCCATTGTGGTATTTAGTTATTAAACACCCAGCGCCATGGCGCGATGACCAGCAGCAACCACAGAACGTGATGCAGTACCGAGACGGTACTTGCTGTAGGTCTGACCATCAAACGAGCTGACTCGCTTGTTGAGGTACACAGGGTATCCCTGCATACGAAGGGAACTGATCAGTGCGCGAGCGTTCTTGACGCCATAACGCGAGCTAATCTGCTTCGCAGTAAGTTCAGTACCGTTTTCGAGAGCGGCAATAACCTTAGTTGCCTTCGTAGTAGTAGTCGTAGTCATGTAGTATTCATCCTTTCAAGATGATGTTAGACAATATTGTCAGACACAAAGTGTTTCGTTTGAATTTCACAAACTCATCAGTGACATTGTTTACAGAGTATAACAGGTTATTAGCTATTTGTCAAGACCTTTTTTGAATAAAGTGGAAGTTTTTTATCCTGTTGCTAAGAAAAAAACTTCCAAAAAAAC